TCAGTTCTCGGGCCTCGATGTCCCTTCGACGCAGACGCGGTTTCGGCCGGATTGCTTGGCGCAGTAGAGTTCTTGGTCGGCCCGCTCCAACAGGGCCGACACGGATTCCCCTGTCCGGTGAGTGGCGACCCCGGCGCTTATCGTGACGCTCAGCATGGAATGGTCGGCGCTGATTTCCGTCTTCTCCACGGCTTGCCGGATTCGCTCCGCACACTGTCTGGCTTCCTCAAGCCCTTCGCCCGGCAAAAAGACGGCCAGTTCCTCCCCTCCGAAGCGCACCGGGATGTCACCGGCACGGATCTGCTCGCGCACGAGGGTGCCAATATGGGCAAGCACCCGGTCGCCCGCGAGGTGACCGTAACGATCGTTGACCCGCTTGAAGTGGTCTAGGTCGAGCATGACCATCGAGAACCCCTGGTCGGGATGGCGGTCGTGCAAGGCGACAAGCGGCGGAATGGCATCCTTCATGTACAGCCGGGTAAACAGATCGGTCAGCGGGTCACGTATTGCGGTGCGCAGCATCTGCGCCCTATTCGCCTCGCGTAGTACCAGCACCACGCCCGTCATCGCGATCGCCAGGGCGATGGCGCCGCCCAGTGCGATGTAGGCCAGTAAGAGCGGCATGGAGGCGTCGGCGGAGGTGTAGAAGGTGATTCGCCAGTCGGTGCCCGGGACCCGTATCGTGGAGACGCCGACGTGCTCGCCCGGGTGCATCAGGAACGAATGCTGTTCGGTTTCGGGTCGCACCCGGTAGGGAGTGGGCATGACCCTGGGGCGAATGCCCTCGTAACGACGCTCCTCCTTCAGTCGATCCAGTGTGATGTCGGAAAGTGGGTGACGGCTCAGATGCAGCCATTCTGTGACTTAACGGGAGAGTCTGCGTAGGTGGGAAGAACAGGGATTTGGTGCGATGAAGTGGGACGAATGTCGTCGTGGCGCGGTTAGTGCCATGGCTGCGCACTCAATTTGTAGACATCGCGTGGAAACCGGATTTTGCAGGCCCCTCAATCGAGGGGCTTTTTTGTGCGCGATTGTTTGCGCGGCTCACCCCATCGGGCCGGCGTGCCAGATCACCTTGCCTATCACCTTCAGCTCCCCATCACCCAGGTGGGCCGTAAATGGCTCGTACGCGCGGTTTGAACTCATCACCTTCACCTGGTCGCCAGGCAGACGTTGTAGGCGCTTGACCGCTACCTGGTGATCGATCTGCACCACGTAGATCCCATCGCGCGGCACCCGGTTGGCGAACGAGGTGTCGACCATGACGATCTCGCCGTCGTGCAGGTCGGGCTCCATCGAATCACCGCGCACGTAGATGAGGTGGAGATCTGCCGGGTTGGCGTGGATGTCGCGGTGGATCCAATCGCGGCGGAACGAGAGCTGCGTCGCGATCTCCTCGCGCTCGATGTAGGAGCCGTCGCCAGCGCAGGCCTCGACGTTGTACAGCGGGATGGTGGCGAACTCTTCCGGATGAGCGCAGTAGTCACCCTTAGTCAGGAACGGGGCTATCCGGTGCAAAAGCCGTTCGGTGGCATCTTCTGGCAAGTGGATCTCTATTTCGTCCGGACCCACATCGGCGCCCGATTCTTGCGCGATCTCAAGTAGGCACTGGTCTACAGCATCGGTGATCGATGGGTCCCGGTTGATATTGCCAGGCAGCTTTCGCTGGGCATCGGCAAGCAACATCTCTCCTTTCCCTGCCAGCAGCCAGTCCGCGCTGTAGCCAGCCTCCATGAGCCGGGAAAGGAAGTCTGCGTCCGGAACGCGGTCACCACGTTCGTAGTTTCCCCAGGAGTTTTTGTGGACCCCGCACTCTGCTGCGATCGAAGCCTGACTTCGATCACCCCGTATGTGTTTCAGACGATCGCCGATCGTGGTTGTCACTTGAGTCTCCTGAAGTAGCAACTGTGGTTGCTACTTGAACAACAAGGGCAAACTAGCCGAAAGCCCGGTTATAAAACAATAAGTTACGAATATCGCGCCGACGGTAAACCTCAATCGTAAGCAGAAACCCACAAAAGGGGTTGACGAGACACACGAACGGGTTTAATGTCCACTCCCATGAAGCAGATAGACAGCACCACCCGCCAGCTCTTCAACGACCCCGCCAAGCGGCGGGCGTGGGTGAAGTACCAGATCCACATGCAGGGGCGAACAATGGCAGCTGTGGCCGAGGAAGCCGGCGTTGAACGCCAGACCCTGTACCAGGCCTTCCAGCGCAGCTATCCGCGCATGGAGAAGGTGATCGCCGATGCCGTCGGTATCGAGCCGGCCGTGCTGTGGCCGGAGCGGTATGACGAGCACGGCCTGCCTCTCTACCGCATGGGGCGACCGAAACGTTCCCGCCTGAAAAAGTGTACTTCCAAAAGTAAGCGTAACAGCGCCCCGGCCGGGCGCAACGTCCAGACGCGGGCGGTGAGCTGACATGGGCCGTGATCCGCACACCCCCGACCTGTTCGAGGTGCCGCATCCGGTGCCGACATTGCCGGCATCGATGGATTACCGGCGGGAGATGGCGGCGCTGGTGGCGCACGTACTGAAGGCCGCGGACGGCGATCGGCACGAGATTGCCTCTCGAATGACCCGGCTGGCGGGAGTCGAGGTGTCGAAATACATGCTGGACGCCTGGTCCAGCGAGGCCCGTGAGGCCTACAACATGCCGACCTGGGCGGCCCCCGTGCTCGAGGCGGCCTGCGAGAGCTACCTGGTTACCCAATGGCTCGCGCAGAAGCGCGGCGCCCAAATGCTGATCGGGCGTGAGGCGCTGACGGCCGAGCTTGGCCGACTGGAGCGCTCCCGGGAAGAAGCGAACCAACGGATTCGGGCGCTGAAAAAACAAATGGGACAGGAGGGTGCGTGATGACTAACCGTACCTTTACCGCAAGGGAGATCGCCGAGGCGATCGGTGTCAGCCCGCAAGCCATAAAGAAGCGTGCGAACCGCGAAGGATGGGCGTTCGAGGAAGCCACCGGGCGCGGCGGCAAGCGCCGCCTCTACCGCCTGACGGACCTACCGCGCGAAGTCGTCATGCGACTCACGCTGGACACAAGCGCACCCGCTCCGGCCGACGGGACGCTGCCGGCCACCAAAGGAGCCAACCTGCCGGCCGCCGAGGAGGTCAGCCAACGGCAATTGCGCGTGGCTTGGGCTCGGGCCGGCCTGTGCCGGGCGGTGAATCGCCTGGTGGCCGAGGCTGGTTTCTCCGTGAGCGCCGCCTGCCGGCACATCGCCGACGACGTGCGTGCCGGCATCGCGCCGGAGAATGTAATGCGACTGGCTAGCGAGGCCAACGACCGTCCGCGCGCCGGCGGCGGGGTTTCCCCGCGAGGCCTGCTGGGCTGGCACAAGCAATTCCGCCTCCAGGGCGAGCGCGCCCTGATTCCCGGTAGGCGACGCAAGGATCTTTCAGTGCCGTCATGGGCAGGCGCTTTCCTGCGCCATTACCAGTTGCCGACCAAGCCGTCCGTAGCGGATGCGTACCGGGCCTTCAAACGCGACGTAAAGCACCCACCGAGCATCCATCAGGTGCGCCGTTTCCTGGCCAAGCTATCGCCGGAGGCTCGCGAACGGGGTCGTATGGGGCCGCGCGAGATTCGCAACATCCTTCCCTACCGGGATCGGGCTTTCAAGCACCTGGTGCCGAACGACATCTGGACGGCCGATGGACACACCTTCGATGCCGAGATCGCCCATCCGATGTTCGAGGGGAAGCTGTTTCGGCCGGAGATCACCACGTTCATGGACCTGCGCACCCGGCGGATTGTCGGCTGGAGCGTGGATCTCGCCGAGTCGGCCATCGCCGTTCTCGACGGCCTGCGCGACGGCATAGGCCGTTGCGGCATCCCGGCCATGCTGTACGTCGACAACGGCTCGGGCTATGCCAACGAGACGGTGAGGGATGTGGTCGACCGCATCGGGATCACGATGACTCATTCCTTGCCGTACCGCTCCCAGTCACGCGGTGCGATCGAGCGAGCCCAGCAGGTCTGGACCCGCCTGGCCAAGCGCCTGCCGAGCTACATCGGTGCGGACATGGACAAGGAGGCCGGCACGCGGGTGCACAAGATCACCCGGAAGGCACTCAAGGAAGGGGTAGCCCACCGCGCCATCATCGGCTGGGACGTGTTCCTTGAGATGGCCGAACAGGCCGTCGCCGAATACAACGCCCTGGTCCACAGCACGCTGAAAGCGAGCCCGGATGGCGTATGGGCGCAGTTCGTGGCTAACGGCTGGAGCGCGGAGACGGTCGATGCCGAGATGCTGGACATCCTCTGCCGCCCGCAGATCGAACGGAAGACGAACCGCGGTCGCGTGACGCTGTTCAACCGAATCTATGCGAGCGACTCGCTGGCTCACCACCACGGCGACGAGGTGCTGGTCGGCTACGACCTGCGTGACGCCAGCCGGGTATGGGTACACGACCTCTCCGGTCAATTGATCTGCGTGGCCGAGAAGGATGCGCACCAGACCAAGTACATGCCGGACGACCGGATGGCCGAGGCGCAGGAGAGGCGCACCAAGGCCCAGCTGGGCCGACTCGGCACCAAGATCGAGAACACCACCGGCCAGCGGGTCGTTTCCATCCAGCTCGAGCACCAACCGGCCCGCACGATCGAGGGCGTGCTTGGCCCGCAGGTCATCGAAGCCGCGCCGGTCGAGGCCGAGCGCCTCGAGGAAGCGCGTGCCCGGATGCTGGCCGCCGAGCCGGAAATCGAGTGGGCCTCCGATCCGATGGGGCGATGGAAGCAATACCAGGAATGGTCAGGCCGAGATGACCTGACCGACGAGCAACGTCGCTGGGTAGCTCACTACCCGACGACTGCCGAGTTCCGCCGGACGGCGGAGTTCTACGCGGACTTTGCGCCGCAAAAAAAAACCGCCCAACGGTGCGGCAACACCGTGTGATGGGCGGGGAACAAAGGAGTAAATGAAGACTATGAGTGTAGCAAGCGAAATCCTCCCGCAACAGAGTGCGACGCCGATCGCACCACTGCAGAACGTGGTGCTGATGTGGCAGGCGCTGGACGGGGCCATGCACCGCCCCGAGCACCTGCCGGGCATGGTCGCCGTCTACGGCCCCTCCGGCGTGGGCAAGTCCATGGCCGCCGCCTGGTCGGCGAACAAGGCGCGGGCCTACTACGTCGAGCTGCGCAGCACCTGGACCAAGAAGGCCATGATCGAGGCCCTGTGCCGCGAGATGGGCATGCCGCCGGCGCGGACCATCTACCAGGGCGTCGACCAGATTGCCGAGCAGCTGGCCCTCTCCGGGCGGCCGCTGATCGTCGACGAGGCCGACTACCTGGTCAAGAAATCCAACGTCGAGATGATCCGCGACATCTACGAGTCTTCGCACGGCACCGTGCTGCTGATCGGCGAGGAAGCCCTGCCACAAAAGCTCGGCCGCTGGGAGCGGTTCCACAACCGAATCCTGGACTGGGTGCCTGCGCAGCTGTGCAACCTCGACGACGCCCGAGCCATGGCCAGCGCATACAACTGGGTGAACGTCGAACAGGACCTGCTCGAAGAGATCCTTCGCCAGAGCCACGGCATCACCCGCCGCGTGGCGGTCAACCTGCACAAGATCGCCTCCGTTACCCGCACTGAAGGCTGGGAAAGCGTCGATCGCGCCCGCTGGGGAAAGCGTGGTTTCTACACCGGCCAGGCGCCGGTACGGGGGCGCTGAGATGGCGCGCTCCCCGATCAACGAAACCCGAGCCGCGGACCTGCCGCGCGATCGCGATGCCCTGTGGGCCGAGATTCGACAGCGCCGGAGGTTCACCTTCCGCGACCTCTACCTTGACTCGCATATGGATCAGCGCTCCATCCGGGTATTCCTCCAGGGGCTGACCCGCGCCGGGATCCTCGAGCGGGACGGCAAGCGCTACCACCTGGCGCGCGACATGGGGCACGAGACCCCGCGCGTGCGCACCGACGGCAGCATCGTCCCGCCGACCAAGAGCGAGCGCGTCTGGCGGTCGGTCAAGATCCTGGGCACGTTCACCGCCGACGAGATCGTGACCGCCAGCACGGACGAGACCTCCGGCCCGACCCGCAGCTACGTCCGTGACTACCTCAAGAATCTGCATCACGCGGGCTACCTGCGGGTCGCCTCCCCGTCACATCCCGGCCAGCTGGCGCGGTACGCGCTGATCCCCGCGATGTGGACCGGGCCACGTCCACCGATGGTTCAGCGCCTCAATCAGGTTTTTGATCCCAACCTCAACCGAGTGATCTGGCGCCAGTCGCAGGGGGGTGAGTCATGACCCGTGCACTCGCCATCGCGACCGAGTTCTGGGGCGACGCCATGCCGGACTGGATCCGCATCCTCGCCGCCGAGGTCGACGCCCGCAGCCAGCGCGCCGTGGCCGAGGCCATGGGCTACTCGCCAGCGGTGATTTCCCAGGTGTTGAAGGGGCGTTACCAGGGCAATACGGACCGCGTACGCAGCGCGGTGATGGGTGCGTTTGCCGGCGCCACCGTGGCCTGCCCGGTGCTGGGCGACCTGCCGCAGCAGGATTGCCTGCGTCACCAGCGCGCGCCTTTCAGCCCCACCAATCCGATGCGCGTGCGGCTGTACCGGGCCTGCCATGGCCATTGCCCGCACCGTCACCAGGAGAAGTCGTCATGACCGTTACTCAACAGCAGAGCATCCGCCGCACCTGCGCGCCGCCCGTACGGCGGTCGGAGGAATCCCACCAGCGCTACGCGACGCGCATGCTGCGTGTGGCCGCCGCCATCGAGCGACTGGCCGACCTCGATATCGACGTGCGAGGCATCGACCTGGACCGCCCCAGGCCCGTCATCACCATCACCAACTGCGCGGCCGTCCGTCACCTCGGGTACGCCGTGCCGTACGTCTTCGGCCACGACCGCCGCGGGCGCATGCGCCGTTACCAGGTGCTGCTCGAAGGCTGTCGGGTCGAGTGGGACGTGGTGGGCCACTAATGAGCCGGCTCGTCGACCAGGTCCGGGACGTGCTGGCCAAGGCCGATCGGGCGCTGTGGCCAGACGACATCCTCGAATCGGTCAGCGCCACCCGGCACGCCAGTCGCGTGCGCAGCGCACTCCAGACGCTGGCCGAACAAGGCGAGGCCGTCGAATCACCAGAAGGCCTCGGCTGGCACCGCCCCGGCGTACTGGCGCGCCCGGCAGCGAATGACCGCGCACCGGCCCGGCTGAGCACACCGGACATCAAGCCTGCCGCCCAGGACAACCAGACAACGGAGAAACCCATGAGCACGACGACCGAATCCGCCGCGCCGCGAGTCCGCGATCTGATCCTGAACCTCGCCGCCGACGGCCAGGAATGGACCGCCGGTGATCTCGCCGAACGGCTGCCGACGGTGCCGAAGAAAACCATCCGCAACCAGATCATGCGTCTGGAACGCGACGGCCACCTGAGCCGCGTGCGGTACGGCGTCTACCAGCTGGCCACCGCCGCTTCGACGGAGATCAAGGTCGAGCGAAAGCCGACCAAGCCACAGCGCCAAAGCGACGCCACCACCAAGGCACTGACCCGCCATGCCCGGACCGCCCGCGAGGCACTAGACGAGTACCTCGACACGCTGGACGACCCGGTGTTGTCCAGCCTGATCGCCTCGGCATCTGCCGCCGAGCGCGCCCTGACCACCTACCAGCAGAGGAGCCCGAAATGACCACCACCAACGATCACTGGAGCGCACAGGGCAAGAGCGCCCTCGATGCCCCCGGCCGCAATGCGTTCGAGTCCCTGCCGGCCGAGGATGTACCCGCCGGCTACCTGAAGAACTCCTCCGGCCACCTGGTCCCCATCGAGCAGGTGCGCGAGCAGGACAAGCTGCGCGACGAGGTCGCCCGCCGGATCGCCGGCCGCGCCCGCGAACTCAACCAGGCCCTGGGCGAGTTCAAGCAGACGGCCCTGGGCGATATCGAGGATCTCGTCGCCATCGCCGCCGACCGCTACGACGTCCAGATGGGCGGCCGCAAAGGCAACGTCTCGGTGACCACGTTCGATGGCCGCTACAAGGTTCAGCGCTCGGTCGCCGACCGCATCGCCTTCACCGAGGAACTGGAGGCCGCCAAGGCGCTGATCAACGACTGCATCGACCGCTGGAGCGAAGGGGCCAACGCCAACATCCGCGTGCTGGTCGACCGGGCCTTCCGCACCGATGCCGCCGGCCAGATCAAGACAGCCGCCGTGCTCGAGCTGCTGCGCCTGGACATCGACGACGACGGCTGGGTCCGCGCCATGGACGCGCTCAAGGATTCCATCCAGACCGTCGGCACCGCCGTGTACGTCCGCGTCTACGAGCGTGTCGGAAACAGCGACCAGTACCGCGCGATCCCGCTGGATCTCGCGGCCGTTTGAAGGGGGAGTACGTCATGAGTGAAGCCATCGAAAACGCACTGAAAGTGCCCGAGGCCGATACGACGGTCGGCGAAATGATCCTGCGGGCTAGCGACCTGGAACTTGGCGCTGGCCGGGTCGAATACAAGTTCAGCGGTGAAGACGGACGGCCTGTCGCTGCCTTCATCGTGATCGTCGGCGAGGACACCCAGGATTTCCTCACCGCACTGGACGACGAGGCCGAGCGGCTCGAGTGCGCGGGGGAACCGCGCGATGAGTGACAACCCTTTCCGCACACCACACGGCGTGGTGCAGCCCGCCGGGGATCGGATCGAGATGGTGCGCACCTTCACCGCCGAGCAGTGCCGCTCCGCGTTGGGCCTGTTCAGCCTGCAAGGCTCGGTCGAGAAGGCCCTGCGCGCACGGTTGAAACAGCTTCAACGGCAGGGCAAGGCATGACCGGGCCGGAGAAGTGGCCTCGGATGGAAGCGGCGCTGGGAACGCTTTTCGGCGCGGTGAATTTCACGGCGGCTGGCCACGATGTCCGGTGCATCAAGCGACCGCATGGCGAGCAGCTGGTGGTCGAGGTGTACGTGGATGGCTGGATCAAGGGCGAGTGGAGCAAGGCCGACGAGGCCGGTGCGCCGGTGCATTCCGAGGGCTGGTTTTGGCGGCCGTGTCGCGTTCGCGCATTTCCACTCAGGAAACACGCTGAACTGAAACGTGCTCTCGGAAGGAGGAAGGCAGACCGGATGACCGCGCTCAAGACTGTGGCGTTCATGCCGTACTGGAACAGCCCCCGCACGTTGGTGCGCCACCTGAAAAAGCACTTCCCTGATCTGGAGTTGATCGGCGAAGGAATCTGAACCCGGCAACGCTCCGGTAACACCGGATAGTTGCCCGGCTTCGCCATGCGCCCACCGAGTGCATCGCCAAGCCGACACGGAGGAGAGTCGAGATGGAGAAATGGAGAACCAACGACGAAGCACTGCCGGCACCGCTCACGGACGTGCTGGTGTACCCGACCTACGACCAGCCGCTGGTCGACATGGCCTATCGAAAGCCGGATGGCCGCTGGGTGCTCTCGGGCAGCCACGATCTGCCGGCCCAGGTTACGTACTGGCGGCCGATGCCGGCCCCGCCGGCGATCCGGAGTGACGCATGAAAGACGCCCGCCGCGCCCTGATGGCGAAGATCCATATCGCCAAGAAGGATCTCGGCCTCGACGAGGACACCTATCGCGCCGTGCTCGCACGGCATGGTGCCGCCGGCGATCGCCCGTCGAGTGCGCAGATGACCGTCGCCCAGCTGGAATCGGCCGTGCGCGAATTGCAGGCCAAGGGCTGGACTCCGAAGAAGCCGGGCACCGGCCGTCGACCACGCCCGCCGCGCAACCGCGCCGAGCAGGTCGCCAAGATCGAGGCGCTGCTGGCCGACAAGGCCAGGCGCCAGGGGCGGCCGGTGCCATGGGCCTACGCCGACGCCATCGCGAAGCGCGTGTGCCGCGTCGACAAGGTCGACTGGTGCTCGACCGACCAGCTGCGTCGCGTGATCGCGGCCCTCGAATACGACCGGAGGCGTGGATGATTCAACGCGGCCGCCAAGACAAGAGCCACGCCAGGATGCGCGATCGCGTGCTTCTGGCCCTGCGCGCGGGCGAGGCCTCGTCCGAGGCACTCGACGAACGCCTCGGGGGCGACCACAGCAGCACGCTCTCCGAGCTGGTGCGTCAGGGCCTGGTCGAGCGCGACGACATGTGGGGCGTGAGCTACCGGCTCACCCAGGCCGGCCGGGCCATCTGCCCGCGCTGGCGCGATATCTGCGGAGGATCGTGATGCGCATTCGCTGCCCGAGCTGCCATGCCGAGCACGCCCTCGAGGCCTGCCTGGAGGACGAGGCCGCCCGCGAAATGATGGGCCTGCTCGCCGACCTGCCGCGCGAGACCAGCCGCCCGCTGGCTGCCTACCTCGGCCTGTGGCGCCCGAAGACCCGCGCCCTTGGCTGGGAGCGCGCCCTGCGGATCGCCCGCGAGACGCTGGCGTTGCATGACGACCCGGCCGTGCTGGGTGCATCGCTCTCCGAGACGGTCGAGGCCATCCGCGCCAAGCGCGACCAGGGCGCCGACCACCGCGCCCTGAACAGCCACAACTACCTGCGACGCGTGCTCGAAAGCGTGGCAGATCGCGGACAGACGCTCCCGGTTGCCACCGGCCCGCGAACCGGGAGTGCCCCGGCCACGAGCCGCTCCGCCGCCGGACTAACCGCCTTGCATGGGGTACGCAATCGCTATGAGTGAAGGCCGCCCACAGCGCTGGTTCGCCGACGCTGTCATCGACGGACTGATGAGCCTGCACGTGCTCGGCCTCGACGGCCGTCCGGCGGCCGACCAGATCGACTACACCGCCCAGGTGTGGATCGAATCACTGTGGCCGACCAAGGACTGGATCGAGGCGCTCGACGCCGAGCGTATCCGCGTCGCCTTCCACGCCCTGGTGCGGGACTGCGATCGCTGGCCGGCCCCGGCGCAGCTGCGTCTGCGGCTGCCCCCGCGTGGCCAGCAGCGGCGCCTGCCGCGCCCGCCGCGCGACGAACGCGCCGGGCGGGCCTGGATTGCCGAGATCAGACAGACCCTGCGGGAGGCCAGCCATGAATGACGTCGCGCTTGCGGATCTGCCGGAGACGGCTCGTGACCTAGCCGACCTGGTCGGCCTGCCCGCCACCTTGCGGCTGGTCCGCCAGCTGGGCGGGACCAGTTTTCCCGTGGCCAAGGGGCGAACCCGAATGGGGGTGGCTCGCTTCGAACTCCTCGCCGAAGTCGTCGGCGAGGAGGCGGCCGAAACCATCACGCGCCACTACGGAGGTGAAGTGCTGTACGTCCCCCGCTGCCACGCCGCCCTCCAGCGCAGCCGCGACCGCGCAATCCACGCGCGGTTCGACGAACGGATCCGCGCCGGGGCGAGCGCCAACCAGACCGTGGCCGAACTGGCACGAATGCACCAGCTATCGGACCGCCGGGTATGGGACATCCTCAAGACCATCCCCGAGCCGGTTTGCCAGAGCGGTCTGTTCGATTAGAGTTTTCTCATCCAGGAGGAACCGGACCATGAAACGACTCACCACCACCCTCATCGTCGCCACCCTGTCGCTCGGCACCGCCCAGGCCGCCGTGTACAAATGCGAAGGACCGAACGGCAAGCTGACGTTCAGCGACCAGCCCTGTCAGGGCGCGCCGAGCGAGGAAGTCACTGTCGATTACATCGAGCCCAGTGCGGAGCAGCGCCTTGACGCGGCGGAGGCGGCCGCCAGCTACCAGCGGATGTCGCAAGAACGCGATGCCAAGCGGGCAGAGCAAGCTCGGCAAGACAGCATGGCCTCGATCCGAAACAGCATCGAACGCATGCAGAAGGCGCGAGACCGGGAGCTTGCCGCGCTTCGCGCAAAGAAGGCGCGCGCGAACAACAACCTGGCCGGCGCCGCCTGGGAGCAGAGCATCAGTCAGGAGATGGAGGCAGTCACGCAGCGGTATGCCGCGGACATTCAGGCAGCCCGCGACCGGCTGCAGGCGCTGCGGAGCGGCGGGCAATGAACATGCAGCGCCCCGAGTACATGGACCTGCAGCGACGCTATGGCCGCATGGCATACGCGCTGCGTGACGAGGCCGCCGTGCCTGACCCGACATTAGCCATCCCTGGCAAGGGCCGCCTCTGGATTTACGATGCGGACGGCAACCCGCTGACGGACAGCAGCGCATGCGTCGACTTCAACGCGGGAACCGTAGCGCTTCGTGGCGAACACCCGCGAGGGGCAACGCACATCAGCGGCAGCGTCACATTCGAGTGGTCGAACGGAGGCGAGCAATGAACCGGCAAGCGAGGAAGGAACTGCGAGCAGCCAAGCGCATCGCGCGTACTATGCGCGACACGGGAGGCCCCGACTTGACCGGACTGAGCGACGAGGAGCTACTCCGCCGGATCCGTAGCGCGGGCGAACAGTTGAATCGTGCGATGGCACGGACAACGGTCACGGCAGAAGAGGCAAGCAAATCGCTCCAGGCGATGGGTAAAGCGTTGAAGCACGGCATGCCACCGCCGTTCATATCCTCCCACTGAACCCCCTCCCCACGACCTGACACCCCCACACCCCGCAGCATGCGGGGTGTGTTGTTTATGCCCGCGTAAACGGGCCGTAAAGAGGGTGTCACCGCATGCTTTCCGATCTGTTCCCCCGCCTGCGCGATGCTGCGCGCATGACCCCGATTCTCCTGGCCGGCCTGATCGCCTCGGCGGTGATCGCCATGCTGGCGCCGCAACAGATCGGGGTGACCCTATACAAGCTCTCGCTGGTCACGCTGGCCGCCTGGCTGGGTTACTGGATCGACCGCGGGCTGTTCCCCTACGCCCGACCGCACCGAATGCACTCGCACTCACAGACCGAGCCGGCGCGCTTCTCCTTCGCCACCATCCGCCGGGCGCTGATCGTCGCGGCGGCGATGATCGCCGTGGGGCTGGGCGCCTGACATGGCCACGCCGGCCCAGCGTTGTGTCATCCGTGGCCTGATCCTGCTGGCACTGGCCGCGATGCTGGCGTTCCTCTCGATCGCCAGCGGCCAAGCCGCCGGCATTCCGCACGCGGCCGAAACCTACCAGCGCGACCTGACGCGCGAGGCCAACCGCATCTGGGGCCTGGGCGCCCCGGTCGCCGGCTTTGCCGCGCAGATCCACGCCGAGAGCGCGTGGCGCCCCGATGCCGTCAGCCCGGTGGGCGCCTCGGGGATGGCGCAATTCATGCCCGCCACCGCCCGCTGGATCTGCGGCGCCTACGACCTGCCGGGCTGCGACACCACCAACCCACGCTGGGCGATGCGTGCCCTGGTCACCTACGACCGCCACCTGTACGACCTCTGCCACGGCCACACCGACTGCGATCGCGCCTGGTGCGCGCTGCGAAGCTACAACGGCGGTCTCGGACACTACCGCAACGAGGCCGACAACGCCGCCGATCCGCTCGACCACCGCGCCGTCGACGCCGCCTGCGGCAGTGCCAGCCGAAGCACCCGACACTGCGCCGAGAACCTTGGCTATCCCCGCCGGATCATCTATGAGCTGCAACCGCGCTACGTCCGCGCCGGCTGGGGCATGGGGTGGCCATGCCGGGAGGGCTGCCCGTGATTCGCTGGATCCTCGTCATCGCCGCGCTGGTCGTCACCGCCGGGTCAGGCGTGGCTGGCTACCAGCTCGGGCATCGTGCCGGGGTCGCCGAGATGGAGCGCGAGCACCTGGACTCAGTCAAGCGCGCCATCGACCAGGCGGAGCGAATCCAGACCGAGAACGCCGAGCTATTCCGCGAACGCGCCGCCGATCGCGCCAAGGCACGGCGCATCAACCAACGCACCGCCGAGGAGGCGACCCGTCATGTGGCGACCCATCCTGATCTTTACGGCCAGCGTCTTGACCCTTGCGGGCTGTGCCTCGTCCGCGCCGCGGCAGCCGGACGTGATCCTGACGACTGCCCCTGCCGAGGCGATGGTCCCGTGCGACGAGATCCAGGAGCCGGGGCCGACGGTGGGTGACCTGGCGGTCTCCTACATCGGGTTGGCCGGCGACCGCCGCAACGTCTGCTCCCGACTGACCGACCTGCAACTGTTCATTCTCAGCCTGGAAGGCAGCGCCAACCAACTCAAGAGCACCGACAAGGAGTAACCCGTGCCCCTCGACAGCATCACCTTTTCCGGCGTCATGCAGTTCATCAACGCCGTCGGCGTGCTCGCCGTCGGGGTCTACACCTGGCTGATCAGCCGGTCGGTCGCCAACCGAGAGGCGATCGACAAACTGGTCGCCCGCCAGGCCGAGTCAGACCGACGTATCGACCATCTCGATTCCGTCTCCGAACACGTCCCCACTCAACGGGATCTTGCTGAAACAGAGCGGCGCATCGAACGGTTGGAGTCCATTTTCGACCATGCCCCGACGCATCAGGATCTCTCCCAGTTGCATGGCCGTATCAATGATCTGTCCGAGGCCGTGAGCCGGCTGGTCGGGGTGATGAGTGCCGTGCAGCGCTCGCTCGATCGCGTGGAAACCAAGCTGATGCAGGAGGCGAAATGACGCACTACCGAGACCTGATTGCCGCTGACCGCCGGCTGGTGCTGCTCCAGGCACTGGCCGAGGTGCCCGACTACGCCCTGCGCGAGACCGTGCTGATCCGTCTGCTGGAAGGCGAACGCCTGGCCGTCGGCCAGACCGAGTTGCGCGAAGAGTTCACCTGGTTGGCCGATCGCGGCCTGATCACCGTCGAGTACCACGACGACATCCAGGTCGGCCGGATCACCCCGCGCGGGTTAGATGTGGCCGCCGGCCGGGTGGCGATTGACGGTGTGGCGAGGCCGCGGCCGTGAAGCGGGTAATGCAGGCCTTCCGATTCATCGTCAGAAACTTGGCCATCGCTTTCGCCGTTGCGGGCATCGCGTGGGGTACCGGCTACTGGTTCGGCAAAGGCTGGTCCTATGCCCAGCCCGACGTGACGCTGCACGTGCACTACGAGGACGAGACCGATGCCACCCCGTGACAAGATCAGCCAGCTGCCAGCCGAGGTCCGCACCGCGATCGACCGCCTGCTGATCGACCGCGGCTTCTCCGGTTATGAGGCGCTCGAGGAGCAGATCCTCGAGGCGCACGGTATCGAGGTGGGCAAGTCCACGCTGCACCGCTACGGCCAGCGCCTGGAGCGCCGCCTGTCGGCGATCAAGGCCAGCACCGAAGCGGCCAAAGCCATCGCCGATGCGGCCCCAGACGAAGCCGACCAGCGCTCGGCCGCCGTGATCTCGCTAGTGCAGTCCGACCTGTTCGAGGCATTGCTCGACCTGCAAGAGGCCGGCGACGAGGAGGTCGACACCTCCGAGCGCGTCAAGCTGCTCTCCCGCGCCGCCCGCGCGATCGCGCAGACCGGCCGGGCCTCGGTCAGCCAGAAGAAATGGGCCGCCGAGATCCGCCGCGAGGCCGCCAACGAGGCGGCCGAGGTGGCCAGTGCCGCCATGGCCAGCCAGGGCATGAGCAGGGAGGCAATCGCCACCATCAAGCGCGACATCCTGGGGATCGCCTGATGGAGGAGCTGACCATCGCTCAGGCCATCGTGGAAGCGGGCTCCGACATCGCCTTTGCGATCGTCATCGCAGCGCTCATTCGAGGCTTTATGAATGACTGACTGCCAATACCGCTACGACCCCGACGAGCTGCTGCTGCCGTATCAGCGCTGCTGGATCGAGGACACGTCCCCACTCAAGATCGGCGAGAAGTCGCGCCGCACCGGCCTGACCTGGGCGGAGGCGGCCGATGCGGTACTGACCGCCTCGGCCCAGCGCGCCGCCGGCGGGACGAACCATTACTACGTCGGTTCAAACAAGGAGATGGCCATCGAGTTCATCGAGGCCGCCGCCATGTGGGCGCGCGCCTTCGATCGCGCGGCGAGCGCCATCGAGGAGGAGGTGCTCAAGGACGACGACAAGGACATCCTCACCTTCAACATCCGCTTTGCCTCGGGCTTCAAAATCCAGGCGCTGTCGTCGCGGCCATCGAACCTGCGCGGTCGCCAGGGCAACGTCACCATCGACGAGGCCGCCCACCACGACAAGCTCGCCGAGGTGCTGAAAGCGGCCATGGCGCTGACGATGTGGGGCGCACGCGTCCGCCTGATCAGCACCCACAATGGCGTGGATAACCTGTTCAACGAGCTGATCAAGGATTCCCGCGCCGGCAAGAAGCGCTACAACGTGCACCGCGTCACGCTGGACGATGCCTGCGAGATGGGCCTTTACCGGCGCATCTGCCAGATCCAGGGCAAGGACTGGACGCCGGCCGACGAGGAACAGTGGAAGGCGGATCTCCTCTCCGACACGGCCACGCGCGAGGACGCGCTCGAGGAGTATTACTGCGTGCCCAAGCAGGGTGGTGGCGCCTACCTGTCCCGCGCCCTGATCGAGGGCCGCATGCGTGATGCGCCGGTGATTCGCTTCGAGGGCAGCGAGGACTTCAACGGCTGGCCGGACCACCTGCGCGAGGCCGAGATCCGCGACTGGTGCGACGAGCATCTCAAACCGCTGCTCATCGCGCTGAATCCCGACCTGCCGCACGCCTTCGGCGAGGACTTCGGCCGCTCCGGGGATCTGACCATCATCGCGCCGCTGGAGATCGGGCAGGATCTGACCCGCCGCGCGCCGTTCCTGGTCGAGCTGCGCAACGTCCCGTTCCGCCAGCAGGAGCAGGTGCTCAAGTACATCGTCGACCGGCTGCCACGGCTGATCGGCGGCGCGCTGGATGCCCGGGGAAACGGTCAGTACCTGGCCGAGCAGGCCACCTATCTGTACGGCGCCTCGCGCGTCGAGGCCGTGATGCTCTCGCAAGGCTGGTACCTGGAGAACATGCCGCCGTTCAAGGCGGCGTTCGAGGACGGCGAGATCGAGATCCCGCGCGACCTCGACGTGCTCGACGACCTGCGGGCCCTCCAGGTGATCCGCGGCGTGCCCAAGCTGCCGGACGTCAAGACCGGCGACAAGCGCAACCGCCACGGCGACGCGGCGATTGCGCTGGCGCTCGCCCATTACGCAAGCCGCAAGGACGGCATCGAGATCGCCCCCTTCGAGCCGGCCCCACGCCGGGCGGACCTGCCGACCTCGGGAGGGCTGTGGTGATGCGCTGGCGTCAACGATTGATCTGGTGGCTGCTGCGTCTGGCCTGTCGTCTCGATCCCGATAGCCATTTCGTGCAGGTCCACATGTCGCCGACTCTGCCGACCACGGCCGGCCCTGTCTTCGTCTCCAGGGAAGATCAGGAGGCCGCGTTACAACAGGCGCTGATGCAGTACATCCGCATGCGCCGCGAGCTGGTCATTGCCAACCACGCCGAGCGCGCGCTGGAGCACCACCGCCACGAACTGTTCGAGGAAGAGACCCATGGCGAATTCGATTCTCGGTCCTGACGGCACGCCGATCAGCCCGCGCAAACTGGCGCGCGAACCACAGACCGCTCGCATGGCCAGCCTGCACCGTGAGCTGGCCGACCACCCCACGCGCGGGCTCACCCCGGCCAAGCTCGCCCGGCTGTACGAGGATGCCGAGGGCGGCGACCTCACTGCCCAGGCACGCCTGGCCGAGGACATGCAGGAGAAGGATCCCCACCTGCATGCGGAGATCTCCAAGCGCCAGCTGGCCACCCTGACGGTCGACTGGAACCTGCGCGCGCCCAGTGGTGCCAGCGCGGCCGACCAACGCGCCACCGAGGAGCTGGAGGCGCTGCTGCGCGAGGAGATGGACATCGACCAGCTGATCCTCGATCTCGCCGGCGCCATCCTGCCGGGCTACGCCGGCATCGAGCTGGAGTGGGAGCAGTCCGAGGGCCAGTGGCGCGCGACCCCACACGCCCGGTCGGCCGACTGGTTCATGGTCGCCCCGGAGGATCGCGACACCCTTCGCCTGCGCACCACCGCCGCCGGTGGCGAGGCCCTGCGCCCCTGGGGCTGGATCGTCCATCACCACCCGGCCAAGTCCGGGTACCTGACGCGCTCCGGGCTGGTGCGCGTGCTGGGTTGGCCGTTCCTGTTCCGGGCCTTGAGCACCCGCGACTTCGCCGAGTTCCTTGAAATCTACGGGCTACCGCTGCGCGTCGGCCGCTACCCGCGCGGGGCCACCGACGACGAGAAATCCACCCTGATGCAGGCCGTCGTCAGCATCGGCCACAACGCCGCCGGCATCCTGCCGCAGGGCATGGAGATCGAGTTTCAGGAAGCCGCCCGCGGTGCGGCCGATCCGTTCCTCGCCATGGTTCGCTGGGCCGAGCAGTCGATCAGCAAGGCGATCCTCGGCGGCACGCTCACCAGCCAGGTGGATGGCAAGGGCAGTTACGCGGCCGCCCAGACACACGACGAAGTGCGCGACGACATCAAGCGCGCCGACCTGCGCCTGATCGCCCGCACGCTCACGCGCGACCTGGTCACCCCGCTGGCCCGCCTGAACACCGGGCTCAAGACCGTCCCGCAGTTCCGGTTCGACACTGCCGAGAACGAAGACATGGGCGCGCTCGCCGAGAGCCTGCCCAAGCTGGTCGACGCCGGCGTGCGGATCCCGCAGTCGTGGGTGCACGACAAGCTGCGCATCCCGGCCCCGGCAGACGACGAGCCGATCCTTGCCCGCCCGGCGGCCATGCCGGCGGCCGCGATGCGCGCCAGCCACCGGCAGGGCTGCACCTGCGATGGCTGCCGAGGCGAGCGCCGCGCGGCCCTGGCCGCCCAGCCCGAGGCCGCCGACCTGCAAGACGAGATCGGCCAGGTCGACCCGGACGGCCAGCACGACCAGGCGCAGCAGATCATCCGACCCATGCTCGACGCCATCGACGAGGGCCTGACGCCCGAGGAGATCATCGCCAGGCTTGCGGACCAGTACCCGGAAACCGACCCGACCGACCTGACCGAGGCACTCGCCCGCGCCATGTTCGCCGCCGAACTGGCCGGCCGCCTGGAAGCACAGCAGGAGGCCGAGCGGGATGCCTGATCCGGTCCGCATCGGCAATGCCATCGGCCTACCACCGGCCGACGCCATCCGGTACTTCGAGGCCAAGGGTCTGAAGCTGACCGGCGACTGGCGTGAGCTGTGGCAGGCACAGCATGCCCGCGCCTTCACCGTCGCCCGCCTGGCGAAGATCGACGTGCTCAAGGACATTCACGGTGGCCTTACGGATGCGTTGAAAGAGGGGAAAACCGAGCGCGACTTCATCCGTGAACTGGCCCCAAAGCTCCAGCGCAAGGGCTGGTGGGGCGAGGCCATCGACAAGGAGACCGGCGAGGTGCTCGAGGCGTACGACGCCACCGGCCGCCCGGTGCGCTGGGGCAGCCCGTGGCGACTGCGGCTGATCTACCGCCAGAACCTTCAGACCGCCTACATGGCCGGCCGGTACCGACACCAACAGGAGATGGCCGCCAGCGGCGCGCGCCCGTACTGGCAGTACCTGGCCGTGCGCGACTCGCACACTCGCCCATCCCATGCCGGTCTGCACGGCCGGGTCTACTCGGCCGACGATCCGGTCTGGTCCTCGATCTACCCGCCCAACGGCTGGAACTGCCGCTGCCGGGTCCGCGCGCTCTCCGAGCGCCGCCTTCAGTCCGAAGGGCTCACCCCGGAGACCGGGCGCACCGAGACCGTCGAGGTGCCCGCCGGCAAGCTGCCGGACGGCAGCCCCGACCTGCGCCCGGTCACCGCCGTGCGCTACACCGACCCGACCACCGGCAAGGAGCGGCTGCTGGCGCCCGATGCTGGCTGGAGCTACAACCCCGGGCAGGCAGGGCTCGCCCACCTGGGCGAACTGCACCTCGCCGGCAGCGCTAAGGCGCCGGCGATGCTCGGGGCATTGGCTGCCAGGGAAGCGCTGGCCGATGATCGGGTTCGCCGTGGGGTCGAGGACAGCTACCAGGAGATGGCGCGGGACGTGTTCGCCGGGCTCGATGCCGCCCAGCCACGGCCGCATGGGCGGGTTCGCCACATCGCCGCGCTGTCGCCCGACGTCATCAAGACGCTGGAACGCCGCGGCATCGGGCCACAATCCGGCGTGCTTTCGGTACGCGAGGCCGACCTGACCGATATGGCGCGGGCCGACAACGGGCGCGGGGCGGTCGATCGAGACTGGCTGCGGGGTCTACCCGCCCACCTGGCGAAACCGAGAGCGACCCTGCTGGACGCCACTCAGGACCCACCCACGCTGCTGCTCGCACACGATTACGCCAGCGATGATCGAACGATGGTGCTGGTGCGTCTCGATAGCCGGGCGTCGACACCACGGGCCAATGCCGTGACCACGGCGCGGTTGGTGGATCGAGCCGACCTGTCGCGATATGAGGTACTCGAGGGGAGTCTCTGATGATCGATATCGACTACAAGGACCGCGCCGTCCTCAATGCCCTCCAGAGCCTGGATAGACGTCTGGACAACCTCACCCCCGCCATGCGCGATATCGCCGGGGTGCTGACCGACGCCACCGAGCGGGCTTTCCAGGACGAGGCCGATCCCGCCACCGGCACACCCTGGGCACCACTGACCGAGGCCACCGTCGGCATGCGCGGCGGCGACGCCCACCCCATCCTCCAGCGCTCCGGCCAGCTGGCGGCCAGCGTTTCCGGCGACTGGGGGCCGGACCAGGCCGTCGCCGGAACCAACAAGGTCTACGCGGCCATGCAGCAGTTCGGCGGCACCACCGCGGCGACCAGCATGATCCCCGGCAAGGACATCCCCGCCCGCCCGTTCCTGGGGATCGGCGACGAGGACAAGGACGAGATCCTCGACATCGTCCGCAGCTATCTCGACCCGACCGCCTGAGAAGCCGTCTAAGCGTTTCTATCGGTTCCGGCGGACGACGACATGGGATGAGGGGGGTATCGGCCGGCAGGCGGGGAGTTAAACGGGGATTAAACGGTTGTATGTGCTAGGTATCGGTAATAGGATTCCCGCGCCTTCCAGATTCCGTGCTCTGGGCAGCACTTGACGCTTGTTCAGGATCAGCAAGCCGCGCACATGACAGTCAATGGAGTGACCATGAATGATATGAGCAAATCATCCTTCTATGTCGTTTACGACGGCCCTGCGCTCGAAAGCAATCAGATGGATGTGCGTGATCTTGCGCCCGCCTTGCTGGCGCTGGGCGATGTGCTGGAGGAAGCGAACTACGTCATCAATGGGGATCACGCCAAAGTGAGCCTCAACGTTCGGGCGTCTTTCAAGACGGGCTGTTTCGGTATCGAGTTCGATGTCGTCCAAGGCATGCTCAGCCATGCCTTGGACTTCTTCCGTCACTCAGCGGTTGCTGATGCCCAGGAGCTCCTCGGCTACCTGGGGTTCGTCTACATGTCAGGCCATACCAGCTACAAGGGCCTGATGGGTGTGATCAAGTGGCTGAGGGGGCGCCAAGTTGATCGGGTAGTTCTGCTCGACAATGGGCGGGTCAAGATCATTGCCGATAGCGACTCACTCGAAATTGAGCAGCGTGTTCTTGAGCTCTACCGTCAATACCGTTTACGACAGGCCCTTGATCGTGCCATCAACCAGCCGCTGAAACGGGACGGCATCAACTCTTTTGCGGTGTCCGAAAGCCCGGAATCAGATCACTTCACTGACGTCCAGAAGAACGAGGCGATTTGGTATGCAACTCCAGAGATTGGTGAGGAGGTCATCGCTGACCAAGAGGAGGTGACCAACCTGCAACTCGTGAGCATTGCTTTTCGCGAAGAGAACAAGTGGCGAGTTTCCGATGGCAGTGGGTCCTTCTATGCCAGCATCAGCGACACGAACTTTCTGGACCGCATACAACATAACGAGGTGAGCTTCTCTAAGGGCGACATCCTCAAGGTGCGGCTCCGTAAACGGCAGTGGATCGTGGGAGAAGACATGAAGTCCGAATACGATATTTTGGAAGTGATCGAACACCGTCGTGCTGCCGCTCAACTTCAACTGAAGATGGACGATTCTCGCGGGCATGACGCCTGATTCTCCTGCTCCGCTGAAAGCCACGTTTCCACTGAACCCCCTCCCCACGTCCTAACTCCCCCGCGGCCCGATCATGGGCCGCATGAAGCGAAAGCATCAACGAATCGCAGCCCTTGCGGCACTGATCCCTGACGCCACGTCCGGGGTGCCGGCCGAGGTGCAGCTGCTGCCTGCCGGCGAGTTCCGCTCCGGTGACGTCCGTCCCAAGGACGTGCCCGCCTGGATCGTCGACCGCGAGGTCGCCGACAACCTGATCGCCGCCGCTGCCCAGCGGACCAACCCCTACGTCATCGACTTCGAGCACCAGACGCTCTACGTGGAGCTCAACGGCCAGCCTGCGCCCGCGGCCGGCTGGTTCCGTGAACTCGAATGGCGCGAGGGCGTGGGCCTGTTCGCCGTCAACGTCGAATGGACCGAGCGCGCCCGGCAGATGATCGCCGCCGGCGAGTACCGCTTTATCTCCCCCGTCTTCTCCTATGGCCCGGACGGCCGCGTCCGGCGCCTGTATCACGCCGCCCTGACTAACGACGCCGGCATCGACGGCATGGCCGCCGTGGCCGCACGCGCCGAGCACTTCCACCCCGACCACCAACCCGACCCGGAGGAATCCGCCGTGGATGAAGAAACCCTTGCCGCGCTGGGCCTGAAGAAGGACGCCAGCGCCGAAGAGATCAAGACCGCTATCGCCGCCCTGAAAGCACAGCACGGCCACGTGCTCGCCGCACTGGGCCTTAAGGAGGACGCCGGCGAGGAAGAGATCAAGACCACCGTCACCGCCCTGACCACGAAGGCAGGCCAGGTCGATGAGGCCAAGGAGCAGCTGGCCGCGCTGAAGTCCAGCCACCAGCCCAACGAAGTCGTCGCTGCACTGCGTGGCCAGGTCGCGGACCTGACCAAGCGCGTCAATGAGCGTGATGTCGACGACCTGGTTAAGCCGGCCATCGAGGACGGCCGCCTGCTCAAGGAACAAGAGACCTGGGCGCGCGAACTGGGCGAGTCCAACCCGGCCGCTCTCAAGAAGTACCTCGACACCGCCCAGCCGATCGCCGCCCTCAAGGGCATGCAGTCCGGCGGCAAGACCCCGCCGGATTCCGGCGACCCGCTCTCCGATGAGCAGCGCGCCGTGGCCGGCATGTTCGGCAACACCCCCGAAGACCTCGCGAAGTACAGCTAACCCGGCGCCGCCGGGCCAGTCGACCCGTCACCGACATCAGTAAACCCGTCACAGGAGCAACGAGATGCCTCTTACCAAAGACCGCAACACCCCGATGAAGGACGGCGAGCTGGTCAGCGTGCCGGTCGCCGCATCGGCCGAGATCTTCGCCGGCGGCCTGGTCGTCGCCAACGCCACCGGCTACGCCGCCCCCGGCTCGGTGGCCACCGACCTGACCTACCTGGGCCGCGCCGACGAACACGTCGACAACGGCGCCGGTGCCGACGGCGACGCGGCCGTCCTGGTCCGCCGCGGCAAGGCCTTCAAGTGGACCAATTCCGGCACGGACCCGGTCACCCAGGCCGAGCTGGGCAAGACCTGTTACGTGGTCGACGACGAGACCGTCGCCGCCAGTGACGGGACCGGCACTCGATCGGCCGCGGGCACCGTGGTCGGCGTGGATTCCGACGGCATCTGGGTCGAGTGACCCGGGGCCGCTAACAGTCGCGAAAGGAGCGAACGATGATTATCAACCGGGCCAATCTCACCGAGATTTTCAAGAACCTGAAGACGGCCTTCGCCAAGGCGTTCGAGACCGCACCCAGTAACTGGGAGAAGGTCGCCATGCTGGTGCCGTCCACCGGCAGCCAGAACGACTACAAGTGGCTGGCCAACTTCCCGCGCATGCGCAAGTGGATCGGCGACAAGGCCGTCAAGGCGCTGGAAGGCTTCGGCTACACCATCGTCAACGACGACTGGGAAGCCACCGTCGAGGTCGACCGCAACGACATCGAGGACGACAACCTGGGCATCTACGCCCCGCAGGCACAGATGGCTGGTCACTCGGCCAAGCAGCTGCCGGACGAGATCGTCTTCGAGCTGGTCAACGGCGGCTTTACCAACAAGTGCTACGACGGCCAGCCGTTCTTCGACACTGACCACGAGGTCAACGGCCAGTCGGTCAGCAACAAGGGCAGCACGGTCCTGTCCGTCGCCACCCTGGCACAGGCGCAGGCCTCCTTCGGCGCGGCCCGCACCGCGATGCGCAAGTTCAAGGACGACGAGGGCCGCCCGCTCAACATCACGCCCAACGTGCTCCTGGTGCCGCCGGCGCTCGAGGACACGGCCAACGCGCTGATGACGGTCGACCGTCTCGAGGACGGCAAGCCGAACCCGTACAAGAACACCGCCGAGGTGGTGGTCGATGCCCGACTGACGTCCGACACCGCGTGGTTCCTCCTGGACACCACCAAGCCGGTCAAGCCGTTCATCTACCAGCAGCGCAAGCAGCCGAACTTCGTCGAGCAGACGGACCCCAGCTCCGACAACGTCTTCATGCGCAAGAAGTTCACGTTCGGCGCTGAGGCCCGCGCGGCCGGCGGCTACGGCTTCTGGCAGCTGGCCTACGGCTCCACCGGCGCGTAATCCATCCGTAAACGGCCATGACGGTGGCTTCACGGTCGCCGTCAATGCCTGACAGGAGAACCTCATGAACCAAGAGCTTTACCACCGACTGGTTGCCGTCATGGCTCAGTTCCAGGAGAGGCCCAAGGTGGCCGACGCGGCCAAGGCCGCTGGCCTGGACAAGGTCACAGCCGCCGAACGCGATGCCGCCTGGGACGCTCATCAGCAACAGGTCGACGAGGCCGCCAAGGCGGACGAGCAGCAGGCGAACCCGCCCGACGATCCGGCCAGCGCACCGGCCGACCAGGGCGAAGACATCGAGGGCATCTGGGTTCGTACCGTTCCCGGCGTCCGCCGCTTCCGCCGAGCCGGCATGGCCTTCAACGATGCCGGTACCGGCATCGCCCTGGAGGCGCTCACCGACGAGCAGCTGGCCGCCCTGGAGGCCGAGCCCAATCTGATCGTCGAGCGCAACACCTTTTCCGACCAGCCGGGCCAGCAGGGCTAACCGATGGCCTACATCACCCTGGCCGACCTGACCGAGCGCTACGGCGATGAGATCGTCCAGTGGGCCGACCGTGACAACGACGGCCAGCCCGACCCGGACTTCATCGCTGCCGTGCTGGCCGACGTGGACGCTGAGATCGATGCCCACCTGGCGGGCCGCTACAAGCTGCCGCTGACTGACATCCCTCGCATCCTGATCCGGCTGGCGACCGCGCTCACCCGCGAACGTCTGGCCACCGCGAACGGCGCCCGCCTGGACGAGAAAGACCCGGTCCGCCGCGAGGCGGACGGGGCACGCTCGACCCTGCGGGAGATCGCTGCCGGTCGGGCACACATCGGCACTCCTCTCCCGGATTCCACGGTCGGGCGAGTGCAGATGGAGTCGGGTGGTCGGCACTGGGGACGCAATAAGTCGATGGGGTACCTCTGATGGACAACGTCCTTTCTGCCGAGGATCTGCTTCTCGATCGGCTCGGGGCGAAGCTGCCGCCAGAGGTGCATGTGCTGACGTCGGCCGAACTCGAAGGGGCGGCCAACGGCAATCACCCGACACCTGCTGCGTTCGTCGTCTTCGACGGCTACACGCCAGCCGAGGCAACGCCCAACAGCAGCGCCCAGAAACAGACCCAGCGTTGGGTCGTCATCTCGGCGGTGCGCAACGTCGCATTGGCCCGGTCAGGCCGCGCCGCCAGGCAGGAAGCCGGCCGGATGGTCAGCCAGGTCATCGGTGCTCTCCAGGGGCACCGCTTGAGCCACGAACACAGCGTCCTGCAGATGGCCACCGCGCCCCGTCCGATCTACCGGAACGGCCTTGCCTACCTGTTCACCGCCTGGACCACCACCATCGTCACCAAACCCACAGGAGATTGACCCATGGGTATCAGCAACATCACCGAAGACTTCTCGCACCTGGGCGTGGGGGAACTCTGGCTTCGTCGCAAGGGCAGCACGGACCCGTACCGCCCGATCGGCAACGCCAACCAGCTCCAGTTCCAGATCGAGCAGAACACGATCACCCAGGGCGAGTTCCGCAGCCCCGGCGGCGGTTCGCGCAACGAGATCAACCGCATCACCAGTGTCGCGGCCAACCTCGCGGTGTTCGACCTGTCGCCGGAGAACATCGCCATGGTCCTCTACGGCGATGCCAGCACGGTCGACGCCACCAGCGGCACGCAGAAGACCGAAACCTTCACGGCGCGCCCCGGCGGTTTGATCCCGCTGGAGTACATGAACCCGAGCAACGTCACCGTGACGATCGATCCGGCCGGGACCGCCACCGCGGCAACACTCAGCGACGACTACGAGGTGCGCGTCGGTGGCGTGTTCATCCCCGAGACGAGCGGCATCGCCGACGGCGACACCATCGAGGTCAGCTATGACCACGGCGGCCAGTACGTGATCGAGGCGATGGTGAACTCGGGCTACGAGTTCGAGGCGAGCTTCCGCGGCTACAACGAGGCGCGTCAGAAGCACTTCGCGCTGGACATGTACCGCCTGCGTTTCCCGCCGACCGAAGGCCTGGACTGGGTGGGCGAGGAGTTCGCCACGTTGCAGACCGCACCGAAGATCCTGGCCGACACAACCAAGCCGGCCGGCAAGTCGCAGTTCTATCGCATCTCGATGGAACAGTAACCACCGCACAGACGGAGGTCCGCCCGCCCCGGGGTAACTCGGGGCGGGCCCAATCATGAAAGATCTTGTCACCCGCATCGTCATCACTGCCAAGGACCGCGCCAGCGGGACTCTGGATGGCTTGCGGCGACAGTTCACCGGGGTCCGTGGCGCGGTCGTCAAGCTGGGCGCCGCGATCGGAACCTACCTCTCGCTGCGAAGCGTGGTCGGATTCTTCACCGGCAGCGTCAAGGCAGCAGCCAGCCTCGAGGAGCAGCTCGCCACCGTTGGTGCCGTTACCCGCGCGAGCGCGGAGGACATGGATCGGCTCAAGGCGTCCGCCGAGGAGATGGGCGCCACCACGCGCTACACCGCCACCGAATCCGCCCAGGCGATGGAAGCCCTGGGCCGGGCCGGCCTGAACACGACCGAGATCATCAGCGCGCTACCCAACGTCCTGGCGCTTGCCCAGGGCAACGGGCTCGAGCTGGCGCGCGCGGCCAGCATCATCACCAAGGCCGCGAGCGGCATGGGCGTCGCGTTCGAGGAATCCGGCCGGCTGGCGGACGTGTTCACCGCCGCCGCAGCGCGGGCGAACACCAACGTCGAAGACCTCGCCCAAGCGTTCAGCTATGCCGCCCCGAGCGCACGGGCGGCCGGACTATCGGTCGAGGAGCTGGCCGCCTACGTCGGCAAGCTGGCCGACGCCGGCATCGATGGCAGCCGGGCGGGCACCGCGCTCAACAACATGCTGTCGCAATTCGGCAACGAATCGAGCGCCTTCTCCAAGGCCCTACGTGACGCCGGCATCTACACGGACGACTTCAACGAAGCCCTCCGGAAACTGGAGGCGGCCGGGGACAAGGGAACCGAGGCGATCAACGCCATCGGCCAGGAAGCCGGCCCGGCATTGAAGGCTCTGCTTGCCCAAGGCACAGGCAGCGTCGCGGCGCTATCCAAGGAGTTGAGCGGCGCCGAGGGCGAGGCGAACCGTGTCGCCAAGGCGATGGACAGCAACCTTAACGGCGCATTAAAGGCCCTTGGAAGTGCCTGGGAAAGCCTGAAGACCTACATCGGCGACCCGCTGCTCGAGAAGGTGAACACCGCCGCCAGGGACCTGGCCGAAACGATCCGTGGACTCGTCACCAGTGGCGCGCTCGAGGATATGCGGGCGAAGATCGTCGATGCATTCGAGCGCGGCTATGAGGCCATCAAGACGTTCCTCGGCGGCCTCGATGACGGCGAAACCCTGACCGAAAAGCTGCGCGGATCGACCGAAACCCTGATGGGGTGGTTCACCAAGCTGGGCCAGGGGGCCAGCGTGGTGGGCAACACCATCGTCGCCGCGTTCAAGACGGTCGACAGCGTGGTCAGCGCCGTGGCGATGGGCGTGGTCGGCGCGATCACGGTTGTCCAATCGGGCGTGAACAAGCTCATCCAGGGCATGAATGCCATCGGCCTGGCGAGCGACGAGACAGTCAGGAAATCCCAGGCGCTCAACGAAACCCTGGTCGAAACCACAAAGCAGCTGGGCGAGCGATCCGTTCAGAGCGCGAAGGATGCCGCCGCTGCGGTCGACAAGGCGGCGACCAGCATGGAGGCGCTGGCCAAAGGCAGCGACAAGGCAACCGCGGCGAACAAGAAAAACGCGGAAAGCAGCGTCGAGGCCACCAAGCAGGCCCTCGCCCTGGGCGACGAACTCGACAAGGCTGCCGAAGCGCAGCGGAAGATGGAGGCCGCCACCGACGGCACGACCGAGGCCACCAAGCGCAATACCGAAGCGCAGAACGAACTGCAAAACGAAACGGAGGAAACCGCCCAGGCCGCCGCGAAGCTAGAGGCCGCCTTCAAGACCCTCGGCGTCACCAGCACCACGGCCTTGAAAGAGACAGCGGCCAAGTCGCGGGAGGCCTACCAGACCATCCGTGCATCGGAGGCGCCCGTTCAGGACGTGCGCCGCGCGTTCGAGAAATACGCCCAGGCGGCCGTGGACGCCAACGATGGCGTCGCCAGCGCGGCCCTGGAAGCCGAGGCGGCTCAGAACGGACTCAAGCTGGCAGTCGATGAGAGCGGCAAGGTCGCAACGCAGTCGATCAAGGAACTGCAACTCGCCGCGCTGGGGCTCGGGAAGGACGGGCGGATCGCAGGCGAGGAAATCGAAGCCGCCATGCTCGACGCAGCCGACGCTACCGGGCAGGCGGGATCCGCGGCCGGATCGGCATCCGGCGACTATGACGGCATGGCTGCCAGCGCGGAGCGAGCGGCCGACGCCGCGGAGCGCGCCGCGCGGGCCGAAGAGAAGACCGCGGCCGATAGCGGCCCCGGGTCATGGGGAAATCGGAGCGCGCCGGGCATCAATCCGAAGGGCCTGTCCGACGAGGACCTCGAGAAGCGGATCCGCGAAGCAGAAAACTACCGCTTCAACCTCCGATGGGGCGGCATTTGGGGTTTCGGGGCCCGCGAATACTACGAGGGCATGAAGCGCGACGAGGCGGAGATGCTCAAGGCGGAGGAAGAACGCCGCCGGAAAGAACGAGATCAGCTCGACCAGGCAGCGGATCGCTCCGATCGGGAACGTAAGCGGCAGCCATTTAATCAGGCCCGGTTCGAAGAACAGGACACCCAGCAAACCAACCGCGGGGGCATGGCGCCGGAGCCGGTCAGGCGCGTCCGCCTCGAGATCGGTTCGTCCTCTGTCGACGTCCCCGAGGACCAGGCCGATTCCTTTATCCGTGAACTCCGGCAAGCCGGCATGAGGGCCAGCTAATGCAACTGGATGGAATCCAGATAGACGACGACCTCGAGTGGGCCGACGAATTCGAGTGGAGCCCGCGGCAGGCGGCAACCAGCCGTTCGATCACGGGCACCCTGATCGTCGAGCCGAGCGCCGCCCTGGACAAGGGTCGACCGATCACCTTGACCGCGGCGAACGATCGCGCCTGGCATGACCGCGCGACGGTCGAGGCACTACGGGCAAAGACCGACCAGACCACACCGATGACCCTGGAGCTATGGGACGGCCGAACCATGGCGGTCGGGTGGCGCTGGGAGGACACGCCGCTCGATGCAACCGAACTGTGGCCGGGCGCCGGCTACTTCGTTATTACCCTGCGTTTGAGGACCGTTTAAATGCCGATCCAAGAAGAAAACATCAACTTTGTGGAATCGCAGGTCATGGACGATGTGCCGGAGGGCGGCGGGGCCGCCACCGGGACCGTGATCGCGGACGGCGCGATGAACAACGTCTTCAATGACATCAGCGACCTCGACCGAGCCGCCGGACGATTCAACCTCCGCAAGATTTTCCTGGCGGTTCGGGCGGTCAATAACGACCTATATGGCGGGGCGAAAAGCGTGATCACCGCGCTGCCGATAGACGATGCCATCGGCTACACCCTATTCACCACGGACGACCCGTTCGACACGCGCGCAGATGCATCGGATCGGGTCGAATCGTATCTGTACAAAGCAGCGACCTGGCATGGCGTCCTGCACGAAAACCACATCGCCGGCATGAGCGTCATCAATATCCTGCAGAAGGTAGGCACCGAATTGCCGCCCATCGGGAAGACGCTGACGCTGGTACAGAACGAAGGGCAGCAAGACCAGATCGAGCAATACGTCCGAGTGACGGACGTCACCGCCACGACGCGCACCTTCACCGATCAAAAAGGGGACTATGACCGGATGGTGGTGACCGCCTACCTGTCGGCACCGCTTCAGAGCGACTTCACCGGGCATTCCGCCAGCCGGATCGACGCATGGAACTATGACGCCGCCGCCAGGATTCGAGACACCACCGTGGCCGATGCCCAACGCTACTACGGCGCACAGCCGCTGACGGTAGCAGCGAGCATCGGGGACAAGACGGTCCAGGCGCAGTCGCAATTCGCGCAACTGGTCCCGAGCGCACGAAGCGAGAAGCCGGTCTCCAACCAGACGATCAACCCGACCGTCACGCAGACACTAAGCGCCGGGACGCGGGACGTCGAGGTGGCACAGCAGGCCCACACCTGGGCGAAGACGATCACGGCAGCCAATCGCTCCTTGAGCCTGGTGCAGACGCTGCTGCCAATCCCGGCGCCGGGGACGCTGACGATCTCCTTCATGGTGCAGGGCAACTGGTACAGATTGACCGACAACGGCAATGGCCAGATCGAGGGCAGCGACCCGAGCGCAGGCGCCGGAACGGTCAACTATGCCACCGGCGCGGTGAGCGTGACCCTCGGCGCGCTGCCGGACGTTGGCAGCAGCGTAATCATGATCTATGCAAGCCCGGTCCACTATGAGCAGATGGCAGGCGACCCGGACATCGATACCACCGTCGAGATCCGCCACAGCGTAGGCGAGGCGATCAAGTCGGGGACGCTTGCCATCACATGGATCGCCGGCGGCGTGACGAAGACGGCCACCGCCGATGCCACCGGCCAAATCAGCGGGGACGCCACCGGCTACGCCAGCCAGCCAATCGGCCGATTCTGGCTGAACATAGCCGAGACACCCGACCCGCAGACCAAGATCGGGATCGACTACCAGCGACAGGATCAGCAGACGACCACGCTGGCGGTGAGCGCCGGCACAGACGTCGCCACCACCACGCTGGGGCAGGCAATCGAGCCAGGCAGCCTAGAGCTAGAGTGGGACACGGAGTCGATCCACAAATGGAGCGACGAGAATGTCACGTCCTATTGGACATTCGATTCAAGCGGGAGCGCGTGGGTCGATAGACAACTCAATCGGGTCAGAAATGTCACCAGCCAAACCAAGCGGACCACGCGAAACCACCACGTCGCAGACGCTGACAGCGGCGACGGCACAGGCGACCTGCTCCAGAACGGGTCCATCGAGTACGCCACCGGCGACATCACCATCGACCTGCTGCCGGGCATGTCGGAAAGCACCTATGACGAAACCGGCGGGGCGTGGATCGAGGCACAGAGCGACAGCACGGTCCACAAATTCACCAGCGGGATCGTCACGGCCAAGTACACCCCGGCCGGCCTCACGCCGGCAGCCATCAGCACCGAGATCCCTGTGCCGCCGCTCGAGTTCAAGATCACCCCGCGGCTGCGCGACATTCTCGCGGTTCCCGGTTCGGTCGAATTCACCTGGAATGGCAAGACCTACCAGGACCGCCAGGGCGTTATGGTCACGGACATCCAAGCGAACGGCAGCGCCACGCCGGCAGGGAGCATCGATTACCTATCCGGCCAGGTCAGCCTCGACTATTACGCCGGAGGGAGCGGGGCCGTCAGCGTAAACAGCCTGCTCGGGATCTATGGCGAATGGCAATCAACCGGAGCGAGCTTTAGAGCAGACGCCGCGCCCATCGTCCCGCAGTCGCTGCAGGTGCTGGCGACCACGCGAGAGGGCGATCAGATCAGCGGCACGGCAGACCAGGACGGGGTCATCGCCGGGGACCGCGTGAGCGGATCGGTTAACTACCAATATGGCACCGCCCAAATCGAGTTCGGGGAGATGGTGGCCGACTCGAGCCTGACCGCAGAGGACAAGAGCGCCGATTGGTATGACCCGGCGGACGTCGATGGCAGCGGGAACATTTGGCAGCCAGCCTTCGCGCTGCCAAGCACGGTCCGATACAACGCGGTCGCCTACACCTTCATCCCGGTGGATTCCGACATCCTCGGGATCGACCCGGTCCGCCTGCCATCGGACGGGCGCGTCCCGATTTACCACCCAGGCGACGTCGCCATGATCATGCACCCGCAGGAAACCGGCCCGACCACCCCGGCCGATACCGGCAGCGGCACATTCGACGTCGACCTGGGGCGGACGCGCATCGCGTGGGTCCGAGTAACGGACGCGAATGGGGACAAGGTAACGACCGGATACACCCTCGACCGCGCCAACGGCATCGTTTCCTGGGCCGACATTACCGGCCTCGCCACGCCGGTCGTGATCCAGCACACCGTCGCGGACCTGCGGCTGATAACGGACGCACAGATCAGCGGCGAGATCACCCTGGCGCGACCGCTATCGCACGACTTCCCGGCCGACGAGTCGGTCGTCGCATCCTGCCTGCTGCATGGCGACCGCCGGGCGCGCGTGGCCGGCTCCTGGGAGGAAACCACATGGAACGGAACATGGGCAGACAACCAGGTCGGGGACGCACCGAGCGCATCGCTCAACTTGATCGACTTCCCCATCACCGTGAACAACGAGGGATGCGACACGGACCGCTGGATTTTCCGCGTGACGAACGCGAGCCTCAACGAATGGGAACTGATCAGCGAGAAGCGCGGCCTGGTATGGACGGGGACATACTCGCCAGGCGGGACGGACGTCGCGCCGATCAACCCGCGCACCAGGACAGAACAGACTGATGGGAGCTTCACCGGCGGCGTCCCCTACATGACGATCCCAGGCGATGCGAACGGCGGGGGATGGAGTACCGGAAATTCGGTTCGCATCAACACGGTCGGCGCCATCGTGGATATGTGGATCGCGCGGAGCATCGCCCAATCCGACCCGCCGGCAGGCGATGGCGTGGACGGCATGGAAATGTACGCCCTCGGCAATATCGACAACCCCGTGGAGTAACGCATGGACCTTTCCACCACGCACCAGAACGCCGTGACCGAGGCATGCCGGATTCCGGCGCTTGACGCGCGGCTCGCGCTCATTGCGCAGCCGAACAGCCAGGCAGCGGAGCGGACACAGGTCGCCTTCTACGGCACCGCCTACCCGAGCCCACCGGGCAGCGCACCAGGCGCCGCCCCGGTCGTGACCATCCCGATGACGGACACGGCCGGGGTGGTGGACGCCACCAACAAGCAGATCGCAATCGACACGCCAATCGAGGCCCAGGTCGATGGCGCCGATTCGGCCAACGGCACCGTCCCGCAGTGGGCGCGCATCACCACCTTCGACGGGAATTGGTGGGCGGACGTCACCGTGACGGCCGAAGGCGGAGGCGGTGAGATACAGCTAGTGCAGACAGGCACCGACACCAATGGCGACCCCGAGGCCCGGCTGTTCAACGGCGCATTTGCCCGGCTCGCCAGCGCGATCATTCAGGGATAAGCCATGCCGATCACCATCGGCTCGAAGGTGAACACGGCGCTCGGTCGGCCGTACAGCGCCTTACTGTTCAACCCGCTCCGTGGCTATCGTTTCGAGGCACTAGCCGCTGGTCGGCCGGGGCAGGCATGGGCCGCACAATGGAGCCTCCCAGGCATCGATGCCGCATTTGATCAGCAGCCGGTCTATCAGAGGCCGGGGCAACACGCAGCCAACGCGACTTTCTATGGACAGGACGCGCCGGCGATTGCATACGGAGTGGTCGTCCCGGTCATAATTTCGCAGGGCGCCAAGCCATACTGCGACCGGCACACCATCACCAAGGACGACGAGTGGGCAGGCGAGGCCGACGCGGACATTATCGATGTTCGCCTGGACCTTCGAGCGCAGCCGACGAAGTCGCTGGCCGGCAGCGTCCGGTTCGGAGCCAACGCGGAACCGGCGTCACTGGTCATCCTGTTCGAGCGCAGGACGCCGAAAAACAGGATCGTTGTGGAACCGGACCAGAGCGGAGCATGGCAGGCGCCAATCTACGATGGCGAGTGGTTCGTCATTTACATCCGGACCGGATGCAAGCCCGTCTGCCACGGACCATTCACATTAGCAAAAGCATAGGAAGGGCAACGCATGGCGGTATGGAACCCAGGGACATTGAACCCACTATTCTGGATTGACCCGTCCGACTCCGCGACGATCACGCTCGACGCCGGAACAGTCGCGCAAATCGATGACCTATCAGGAAACGGCAGGCATGCCGTCGGCGGCGGTGGGAACAGCAACCCTGCGGTCAGCACGTCCGGGATGAATGGCCTGGACGTGATGCACTTCTACGGCAGCCAATTTGTCGACGCCCCGTTCCCCGACAACATGACGGACCGGACGGTCTTCACTGTCACGAAAAAGGACCCGACCAGCCACAGCTATGACAATACGGCCATCTATCTGACGATCCAGGCGGGAGGCAATCGCCAGTCGCAGTTAAACGTCAACGATTCCTCCGGCTATAACGCCCGGTTGAACTTTGAAGATGGCGACAACGCAGCCACCGGATATGTCGACCTGAATCCGCACGTTTTCATGGCCGGCCTAGAGGCGGGCGTTAAATCCTACTCCCGCCTGGACGGCGGGGCCCATGCGGCGTTTGATAGCATCGACACAGGGCTTACGCCAACGGCCAACCAATACCTCCGCATCGGGAGAAACACATGGTCGCTTGGCGGGGTCAGTTGGGTCGGTGATATAGCCGAGGTGGTGGTCTTCGACCGGGACCTGACGGCCGATGAACGGGACAAGGTCGAGGGCTACCTGGCGCACAAATGGGGGACCGAAGGTGAGCTGCCAGCCACGCACCCATACAAGGGCAACCCGCCAACGGACAACTACGTCACCGGCGTGATCATGGACGCGAGCGGGAATCCATGCCAACGGCAGGTCTATATCATCAACCGACCCATCGATGGATCGCGGCCTGACGTGATTGCATACGGATTGAGCGACCCATCAACCGGCGAATATTCGCTCCCGGCTCCGGTATCCGGAGAGGTCAGCCGCGTGGTCGTGTCGGAGGATGACAGCAACCCGCTGCTTAACGACATCATCGACCGGATACAACTCTGATGAGCTACCAGCGTCCGCCAGCAGATCAGGCAGGCGCCACCTTCCAGGGCGCGGAGATATACGCGCGGCCTGCTGTCGATCAGGCAGACGCGACCTTCCAGACAAGCGGAAGCGCAGAGATCATCCCAGGCGACCTGGTAGTCGCCACGCAGCCGCCGCCGGTTCCGTTTTCCGCAGCCATCAGCGAGCAACCGACCAGGGCCGCGGACAGCCTGTGGGCCAAGCCGCCGCACCAGGACCCGCCGCCAGCAACCGCAAGCGCACAGGGTGGCGTCGACGCCACGGCATCGGCCGCGATTCAAACGGGGCCAACCATCACCACGCCGATCCTGCGCGCGATGGAACGCGGCTATGAGGCGAGTGCGGAGATACAGACAAGCCCGGCCGCCTACATCGCGGCGCCCACGACCAGCGCCACAGGCGACCAGACGCTCGACCTGCCGGACAACCAGGGCCCGTCGATTAGCGAGAAAGCAGCCAGGGCGCTGCGTGTTGCGCGTGGCGAGTCGATCAGGCAGGCGCAAGGGGAACGCATCGTTAGACGCACTGGCGCGCGACACGCGAGCGCAGAGGCGATGCCTGCCGGGATCACCTACCCGCATGCCGATATGGAATCTCTGGTCCGCGGGGCAGCGGCGCGACACGCGGAGGCGGACCATGCATCCGGCGGGATAGAGATCCGGCAGGCGGAAATGGACCGGATGCGGACGGCCGCCTCCGTTCGGAGCGCGGAGGCAGGCAAGGCGGTGACCGGCGCATGGGCTCGCCATGCCGACACGACCAAGCGGCACACCGGGCTCGGAGCCGGGCATGCCGACGCACTGCAGACGGCCAACCGGATCACCTATCGGCTGATGGACGCCAAGGCGCTGGCGAACGCTATCGCCTACCGAAGCGCCGAAGCAATCCCGCCGCCGCCGGGGCGGTGGTGGCCTTTCTATGAGGTGCCACCCCTCACCCTGACCATCCCGTGCGAGGCAGCCGACGCGCGCCCGCTGGGATGCGAGATCCTCCTGTCATGGGAGGAAGTCCAACAGCCACCGTGCGGAGACACAGAGCCGCCGAAAGAGCCCAAGCGGATCACCGCCGGGAGGATCCTAGTCGTGACACACAGCCTCGAGATTTACCGGACCAGCGATGGCGCCCCGATAGACGCCAGCGATTTCTCCGTCAGCATCGATATGGACTCATGGGCATGGGGGTGGAACGCGACGCTGCTGACCGATGAAGCCTATGACCTGATCCAACCCGATGCGAATGGACCGCAAGAGCTGACCATCATCCTCGATGGCCAGAAATTCCGGGTGTTGGCGGAGGAGAATACCGAGGACCGGAAAGGCGTATCGAAGCCGGGTCGGAAGGTGTCCGGCCGTGGCATTGCCGCTATTCTTTCGGCCCCTTATTCCCCGCCGCGGAGCCGGACGGCGCAACTCACGCGCACCGCCAACCAGCTGGCCGACGAAGAATTGGCCAACACCGGTTGGGCCCTGACCTGGGAAACGATCGACTGGACGGTGCCTGGAGACGTCTACAGCTACGCGGCCAAAACGCCTATGCAATCGATTAACGAGATTGCGAACACCGCCGGGGCGTTCGTTCTGCCCGACCCCGACAGCGAGATGCTGCGTGTTCGTAGTCGGTATCCGGTCAGCCCCTGGGACTGGGACACAGCAACGCCGGACTATGTCATCGATGCAAACCCGATCAAGAGCATCAGCAAGCGCTGGAACCAGCGCCCCGCCTACAACAAGGCATGGGCGGCCGGTAAGCATGGAGGCGTGATCGTGGATGTGACTAGGCAAGGAACGGCGGGCGACTACGCCGCGCCCCAGGTGGTCCACCCCCTGATCACCGACCAGGCAGTCGGTCGGGAGCGCGGTCGGGTCGAGATCTCGGCTGGTGGCAAATGGCAGGAGGTGTCACTGACCATCCCTTACCTCGACGGCGCGAATGGTCCCGGTCTGGTCCTGCCTGGGTCGCTGGTTCACGTCAACGACCCGAAGGGCGAATGGCGTGGCATTGTCCAGGGCACAGACATCAAGGGCACCCTGACCGCCGCCGAACAGACCCTACAGATCGACCGGAGGATGGCGGGATGAAGAACCTGTTTCGCGAGTTTCAGCGTCTTCTTCCAGACGACCCTGAGCAGTACGTCGAAGTGGTCGCGATCAACACCAATGGCGCCAGCATTGTGGAGCTTCCAACTGGTGAGAGATTCCGCGTTGAGGGAGACTCAGTGGCCGCTGGTGCAAACGCCTTCATCCAGGGCGGTCGGATTATCAGTGAGGCCCCGACGCTCCCGTATTACAGCGCGACCGTTTGA